GAGGCAAGTGTACGTGGTCACAATAAGTTTGCATTGTATAGTGCCTTCACTAACTATGCTTCCTATGCTGATGAGCGTAATGGATTCAGCCTACGTAATACAGGTAATGACACACAGGCTGTGAGTATGTTCTCTCGTGAGCAAGAGGTATCCAAGTGGATTAGTACACCTCTATGGGATAACGTAGAGAACCTAAGAGAGTATGCTTAATGGATTGGAAAGACCCAGAGCAGGTACGTGAGTATAGACGTGCGTATAAACGTGTGTACTACCAAAAGAATAAAGAAAAAATTCTTGAGTATAAAAGGAAGTACTACCAAAAGAATAAAGAAAAATTTAGAGAGCTTACCAAAAAGAATAAAGAAAAATTCAGTGAGTATTACAAAGAGTACTACCAAAACAATAAAGAAAAACAAACAAAGCACACAAGAAATTGGAGAAAAAATAATCCTGCTTTAGTACTACAACACAAAGCAAAACGTAGGGCTATGAAGAAACGTGCCATACCTGCTTGGTTAAGGAGCTGTCCTGTTGAGAAGAGAAGAGTTTATACAGTCTATCTACTCAGTCGTCTGTTAGCCAAGGCAGATGGGATTGAACGACACGTTGATCACATGGTTCCTCTGTCAGATGGTGGGCCACACTGGTCAGGTAATCTACAGGTACTAACGAAGGAAGAGAACTTAGAGAAGAGTGCATACTCTTGCCCTAAACTAAAGAAACAAATGAAACTTAACTTAAAGGAAGCGAAGGTGTTGTATGCTAAAGCTGCCTAGATATGTGCAGAAACGAGACACTGGTGAGTACAGGTTTAACCCACCTCAAAACCTAGTTGATGCAGGTGTAGTGACCAGAAAAACTTTTGGCACTGACCTACAACAGGTACGTAGACTTGTTCGCAAAGACAATGAAGCCATTGATAACTGGCGTGACATACAGTCACAGGTGTTAGTGATCACAGATCGTAGCACCTTCAATGATCTAGTGGACTACTACTATATGTCTAATGATTTCAATATGTTACGTGATACAACTAAGGTGGATTACAAATACTTCTTGGGTGTAGTGTGTGACAAATTTAACACAGTTAAATATAAAAACATAAGTACTAAGGTTGCCAAGGGTGCATATGAGGAATGGGTCAAGCGTGGTGTGAGCTTTGCAAATCATACAGCTACCTGTGCCTCACGTGTATTCAACTATGCTATTGAGATGGAACACGCTATCTTAAATCCCTTTAGTAATATAAAACGTAAGGCATCTAAGAAGAGAACAGTTGTCTGGGCAACAGATGATGTGGTTAACTTCCTTGATGTAGCCTATGCTAACTTTGATACTAGAAACATTGGACTAATTATACAGATGGCATACGAGTGGTGTCAAAGATTGGGTGACATGCGTACCCTTGAGTGGACAGATATTGACTGGGATACAGGGGTACTACACCTTGAACAAAGCAAGCGTAGAGCAGAGGTATTCCTACCTATATCAGAGGACTTGATGGGCATGTTGCAAGATCAGCGTGTAGACTTTGGCTTTCAAAGGTACGTAGCACCTCATCCTAGCCCCATACAGGGGTCATACCACCCTTATACCTTAGAGCGTCTATCTAAGAATGGAAGGGCTATCATGCGTAAGGCCAAGCTGTCTGACACACTACGTCTAATGGACTTGAGAAGGACAGGTGTGACACAAATGGTGGACGCAGGTGTCTCATTGCCACAAGTAATGTCAGTGACTGGGCATACACATGTGTCTTCTGTGCAACCATACATGAAGCATACATATGCTAGTGCAAATTCTGCCTTGACACAAAGATCAGATAGCTTACAATCAACAACAGGTTGCAACAACGAAAGTGATACATATGAATATAAATAATATTATAAATGATCTATCACTTGTAAATGGTGAAACAAAAAGGATGACTTGTCCTTCATGTAAGGGATACAATACCTTTACTGTAACCAATAATATGGGATCAGTCCTATGGAATTGTTACAAGGCAAGTTGTGAGTACTCAGGTGGTACTCGTGTTCACTTGACGAGTGATGACATACGTAAGTCTATCAGTAAGGTAGCTGAAGAAACAAAAGAGATACCATTCACTAAGCCTGAGTGGTTAGTAAAAGATAACGCAGCAATAGATGTGTTCTGTAAGCAATGGGATATAGACCCAGATGAATTAGGTCTGTTGTATGACGTAAAGGAAAGCCGTGTCGTATTTCCTGTGGTCAAGTCGAGTGTGATGGTAGATGCTAGTGGCAGAAGTATCACACACAGGCTACCAAAATGGAAACGATATGGTAAGAGTGACTTGCCCTACTCATATGGGTATGGTAAGGTCGCTGTAGTTGTTGAGGACTGCATAAGTGCTGCGATTGTAGGTAGTGATGTATATGTTGGGGTCGCTGTGTTGGGTACGTCATTATCAGAAGCACACAAGAGGTTCTTATCGCAGTTCTCAACAGCCATTGTAGCACTAGACCCTGACGCACTACCTAAGACACTACAATTTACTAAAGAACTAAGAGGTCACGTTCATTCAGTTCGTGCCTTACGATTAACAGATGATTTGAAATACCGTAATCCTAACGACATTCAAAACCTTACAGCATTAGGAGAATAATACATGGAACTATCATTAGTACGTAGCCTTATGGACAAAGGTTTCTATGACGATCATCGTGGCGCACGTTGCCCAGATCGTTTGTTCAGCAAAGATGTACGAAAGATCAAGGCATCAATAGACCTAGCGATGGAGAGATACGAACGTACTGTTACACCTGCTGAGATTGAGGCATTGTTTATGTCCAGTAATGCACAGCTTACAACAGCACAGAAGCAAGCATACTCAGCCTTGTTTAATCAGATAAAGAAAGAGTCACCTATGGGTAGTGACGTAGCACAAGAGGTGTTGTCTAAGTTGTTTCAACAAGTAGTTGGAGAAGACATAGCTAACATTGGCTTTGACTATGTTAATGGTACAAAGACTACACTTGAACCACTACGTAATATACTTGAGCAGTATGGTGATGACTTCACACCTGACTTAAACATTGAGTGGGATGACATGGACATTGAGACACTGCTTACAAAGAATGATCTTGAAGCACGTTGGGTGTTCAACATACCTACACTCACACGTAAGATAGAAGGTGTGAATGAAGGACACCTGATTGAGGTAGGTGCTAGACCTAACACAGGTAAGACATCCTTCCATGCCAGTTTAGTTGCAGGGCCAAATGGTTTTGCACAGCAGGGTGCTAAGTGTATTGTCTTGTGTAACGAAGAAGGGTCACATCGTGTTGGTGCTAGATACTTAACAGCAGCTACAGGTATGACCATGCAAGAGATAAAGTCTAACCCAAGTAGGGCGCGTGATGTGTACTCTCAGATCAGTAGTAATATAAAGATCAAGGACTCTACCAGTAGAGACATGTCATGGGTTGAGAGTGTATGTAAATCTTACAAGCCTGATATAGTTATACTAGACATGGGTGATAAGTTTGCTAGGACACAAGGCTTTGCCAGAGCAGATGAAGCACTCAAGGCTAATGCCATACATGCACGACAGATAGCCAAGCAACATGGATGTGCTATCTTTTATATGTCACAGCTATCTGCTGATGCAGAGAATAAAGTTGTACTGAACCAAGCTATGATGGAAGGGTCACGTACAGGTAAGGCTGCTGAAGCTGATCTCATGTTACTCATAGCAAAGAATCCACCTGTCGAAGGACAGGATGAAGAGGATACGCAGCGTCATCTTAATGTAGTTAAGAACAAACTATCAGGGTGGCATGGTATAGTTCATTGTGAACTCAACTACAAGACAGCTAGATATGAAGTTTAGTTGTTTAATTATAATTAATATAGGGAGAACTTAATGTTAGATACGAATGAAATAAATCCTCGTACAGGTAAAACAGCATACTATAAAGATAATGCAGACCATAAAAGAGAGTATCAACGTAACTATGAGAAGGCTAAGCGAAGCTTAAAGCAGATGCTATCAACTGAGGGGCTAACACTAGCTGATCTTGATGATACAGGTGTACTCAAAGCAATACAAAAAGCACAAGCCAGTGGTCGTATGAAAACTTCATCCAGTAAAAGACCACCAGATGGAGTAGTATACGTAATTACGAATCCAGCTTGGCCTGATAGGGTGAAGATAGGTAGAGCGCACAATGGTAAGAATAGATTCAATGATTACCAAACGTATAGCCCTAATAGAGATTATATCTTAGAGTATGTGTCAAGTAGATTTGACAGTAGGGCAGACGCAGAGAAGGCTGTGCATATTATAGCTAAGCAGGTAGCCCAGCAACATAGTAAGTATGATAATGGTGAGTGGTTTAAAATGTCTGTACAAGATGCAATCAATGTGATAAAAGGAGTGGAAACAAATGATGCACAAACCACCAAGGATTAAGTACTACGTGGAATATGAGATAAATGCAGAGCATGATACAGAAAGTATAACTCTTTTTGCTCATGGCCCACAAATGGTACTAGATATACTTGACAGCTATATTGTAGCTAAGATAGAGGAAATAGAATGAGACATGTAACAGTACTAGATGTAGAAAACACAACTCTGAAGCGTAATGGTAAGCTGATGCTTGACCCATTCGAGGCAGAGAACACACTAACTATGGTAGGTATGCTGTGCCAAGGGCCGTCAGGCTCTAAAGAAAAGATAGTGACGTTTGATCACAGTGAACAGCAACCTACCACTGAGGGTGGTCGTATTGTCCAGAGTATTCTAGATGATACCCATCTCTTAGTGATGCACAATGCAGCCCATGACCTTATATGGATATGGGAATCAGGCTTCACTTATACTGGTGAGGTGTTTGATACTATGCTTGGTGCTTACATACTACAACGTGGACAGAAAGAACCTCTTAGCCTTAGTTACTTGGCTGAGAGATACAACTGTGACACACAGAAGATGGGTACACTAAAGGACTACTTCAACAAAGGGTATACAACCAGAGAAATACCACACGATGAGTTGTCTGAGTACCTATCTGCTGACTTACATTCTACAATGGACCTGTTCAATAAGCTAGAGTCTAGGCTTACTGGAGAAGATGCAGGTCTAATGGAGACAGTGAAGCTAAGTAATAGAATAGCTGACTGCCTCACACGAATATACCAACGTGGTTTCAAGGTAGACTTGGATGTGCTAGAAGAAGTACGCAAGGAGTTTGAGACAGAGAAGAATGAATTACTATCTGTGCTTGAAGGGCAGGTGCAACATCTTATGGGTGACAGACCTATCAATCTTAATAGTCCAGAGCAATTGTCTTGGATTATAT